GATCTATACTTAATGCCTTAAAAGTTCAGTTAAAGCGAATAACTGAAGATAAAAAATCTCATAAAGATATGCCACTTATTTTGCTTCTAAGGCTCAACGAAGAAATATCTAGGCTTAGTGATCTTATTAAAACACTAAGTAAGGAAGAGAGATGAGAGGTATTCAATTTCATGCGGTAATCCTATGTGTAAAATGGAGAAGAAATGAGCGAGGAAGTTAGGAGGTATGACAAATATTTTCAAGATGGCCCAGGGCTATTAGAGCAAGAAGATGGCATGTTTGTGCTGTATTCTGATTACCAAAAATTACTTGCCAAATACAATTACCTATTAGAGTGGTCTCATAAGCAAGGAGATTTAGGGTATAGTGATTTCGATTTTTACAGAAGGACATTTGAACGAGCTTATAAGGGGACTTTGAAATGAGCGAGTGGCCTACTAGGTACGACCTTACTGAAGAATATGACGGTTACTATGACATAATGTTGCCTAAAATAAACCCTGTTGACATGGGGAAATATGTCACCTTTGAAGACTTTAATAAGCTTTTAGAGCATTGCGTAGATAGACTAGATAAGTCAGACTGCTATGCAGATTTACTTCATTCACAAATTAAAAGAGAAATTTTGTACGAACTTTCTAAAGGAGAAAAAAATGACTGACAGCTACCTAGTTTCAATGAATGATCCAGAGACTTTTAAAGTCGGAGAAAAGGCAATATTTAAAGGTGAGGCAGGGCTTAAGGTAGGTTCTATTGAATTAGTCGTGGACGGGTTCCCTATCGGTCGAGCTGGATTTGGTAGATCGTCCGGTGATAGAAAGCTTTGGGAATTGGAATACACTTTTAATGGAGCTGGCAAGAGTAGGATTCTAATGCTTATCGTTACGGATTCAATCGGAACGGTAATTCAAACCAGGAAGCAATTTATTAATGTTGAGCCTGCAATTAAGATCGAGCCAAAACCAGAAATAAATTTGAAGCTGGTAACATCAGCGGTAACTCATGTAACGCGCGGCCCAATGGATTGCGTCGGGCTTGTGGTTCACTACACAGCTACGAACATGAAATCGAAAGCATCTGACGTAATCAGAATGGCAAGCGATGGGAACCATCCAGCTTATGCCTACTGGGTATTGGATTATGATGGAACTATATACAAGACGCATGAGCTAAATAGATGGGGGTATCATTGTGGAGCATATGAGTATCATTCCAAAATGCTTGGACTAGAAATCATGTGCGCTGGAAAACTTGTGGAAAAAGATGGAAAGCTCTATCCATGGTATAACATTAAAAAAGGCGTGGTCATTGGACCAGAATTTCCTCGCGACAAAGCGCGATGGTTTGAGGGATCCAAGACGCAGATACCAGGATGGTATATTCCTTACACTGAGGCACAAGAAAAGAGTTTGTTTGCATTGGTGCAATATCTTAAAGATAATTGTAAAAACTTTAAGATTGATAATGTTCTTGGCCATGATGAAATCATGACAGCCAAGGGGTGGCGAGGCGAAAAGCAAGACCCAGGCGGCTCTCTTAGTATGGATATGCCTACATTCAGGGAATATTTAAAGAAGGTGATCGTATGATAGACATTAATATACTTGACAGACTTAAGAACCAGCTTGCAGAATACACAGTAAAGATCGAGAAGACAGAACAGGAACGAAAAGACCAGATGGCATCTTATAAAGAACTGATCAAAGATTATAAGACCAAGCAGAAAATTATTGCTGAATCTATTTCTTGTAACGATCTTGAACCTATCTTAAATGAACTCGGACCGCACGCGCTGTCTATTTTAGGACTAAAAGACGATGGAAATTAAGTGCAGCTATACGGAACTACGAGACCCGCTAACCCTGGTCGCTAATCCTAGGAACTCGAACAAGCATCCTAAGAAGCAAATCGAGCAACTTTCTAGGATTATGGCGGCCAACGGATTCAGGTCGCCTATAGTTCTTAGTAAACGGTCAGGCTTTATAGTCAAGGGCCACGGCCGACTACAGGCGGCCATCCTTGGCGGGTGGAAACAAGTCCCGGTCGATATCCAGGAATACGAAAACGAAGCGGCAGAGGTCGCCGACCTTGAGGCTGATAATAGAATCGCTCTTTTAGCCGAGATCGACGACGAGCTCTCAAAAGTAAACGCAATGTTTTTGCTAGATAATAATTACGACCTAGATTTTGGTGGGTTTGATTTTGATTTTATAAAAGATTTAGATAAACAAGAAGGCGAGAAAAAGGGCAAGACAGACGAGGACGAAATCCCAGAAGTCAAAGAGTCAATTTGCAAAGCAGGCGACCTATGGCAATTGGGTGAGCATAGGCTTTTGTGTGGGGATTCGACGAACGCGGCAAATGTTGAAAAGTTAATGGACGGGAATAAGGCTGACATGGTTTTTACTGATCCGCCTTACGGAGATGATCACGCAAGTATGGAGCTTGTTCCTAAAAATGAGAGAAAAGTAAGTCATGATATTATCAAAAAAAGAAATAAAATCCTTAACGATTCTAACATTGATTTTTTGAAAGACGTTTGCTCTGCGATAAATCCTTTTTTAAATGTTGGTTTTTCTGCTTTTGTTTTCTTCAAATGGAGCAAATGGGAAAAAATAAAAGAATACTTTAGTGATTTTGGATCTCCAAAAACAGTTTGCGTCTGGGATCGGGATTCCCAAGGGGCAAGCACGTTCAGAATTAATCCAGTTCATGAATTTTGTTTTTATTGGGGAACGCTTTCAGATAAAAAAGAAACAGGAAACCTTAGAAACGTTTGGAGATGCCGAAAGGAGCTTGAGAACAAAGTTTTGCATCCCACGGTCAAACCTATTGAAATAATTGAGATGCCTATAAGAATGTGCTGCGAAAAAAAGCGAATTGTATTGGATGTTTTCCTCGGCTCCGGCTCAACCCTTATCGCCTGCGAGAAAACAAACCGCAAATGTTACGGCATGGAACTAGACCCGCACTATTGCGATGTTATCATTAAACGCTGGGAAGACTTTACGGGCAACAAGGCTAAATTAATGTCCAATATAAACGGCTAGTTAGGCTATGGGTATAAGTACCCATTTTTAAGATAAATTTCAATTAATTTGATAGGCACTTCTGTAAGTGTCTATTTTTATTAAGCTTTTAAGGCCGTTAAATATATTTTCAAAAATATTAAAGAAATTTTTTCTTTTGCCGATAAGTATTATATAAGGCGGTTGCGAAGCAAACATTAAACAGGAGAAAACAAAATGAACAGAGAAGAACTACAGGCAGCCCTACTAGAAGCAGAAAAAGCAGTATTGATTTTGAAACTAGATAGAATGCTCGCACAAATAAGAGACCACGCCTTGGATTCAATTAGCGAGAACATGCACTTGATAGACATGCAGGGAAAAGTTGAGTTTAAAAACCACGAGAATTTTTTGGAAAGCATTCTTGAATCTTATATGGATAACGAAATGTTTTAATAAAAACAAAACGCCCTTGTTAACTCAAGGGCTAAACAAACTTTATTTACAGGAAAAATAAATGAAAACCATCTATATAGAATCCCTAGCAGCAGCCAGAAAGAAAATGAAAGAACTAGCCTATGTCAAAATAGCAATCCTTTTCCGCAATCTAAACGAAAAACCAATAGCCGCATGGGTTCCTAACGGCCGAGACGGCGGCGAGTTTATAACACAGTCAGATATTAAGAAGCGGCCAAATATGCCGATTCCGCATAACTTTATGGGTAATCAAGATGCGTTCTATATAGTTAGAGCAGCAGCCCTAAAGGAAAAATAGACTTTACCTGAAAATAAAAATATAATTCCTCTAAACACAATTAGGGGAATTTTTAATGTTTAAAAAACTAGCTTTTGCTTTATGTATTTCAACGCCTACTTTTGCTGGGTCTACTGCATCTTTTAGCCTAAAGCTTGTCGAAAACAACCCAAACCAAGACACAGTCGTTGGATTTTCCTTAGCTCAACCGATTGGATTCGGCTTAGGATATTGGACTTGGTTAGGGATGGGAACCCTAGGCAATGATATTAAGTGGGTTGAAAATACTCAGGCTTTGGATTTTAGTTTTACCAAAGACGTTAAAATCACCGCTGCGGTTAAACTTTCAGAAGACATAGCAAGCGAAGACTTTAAAGACGAATACTCTTTAGGCATTAAGCTTAAACTGTGGTAGAAAAATCTAAACATTCCTATCTGATTCCCGGTGTCATTAGCTTTGGGCTTTTGACGCTGGGCGCTTATTTTTTCGCGACCTCAAGGCCAGAACTTTATATTTTTGCGCCCTTTTTCGGGGTTATTTTTACATATTTGACAATATCTTATGGGATACTTTTTGCCGGTAAAAAATACGTAAAAGCTAAATTTCCTGAGATAAAAGAATTTCCTACCGTTGACGTATTTCTTCCCATTTGTGGCGAGAATACCACGATCATACTTGATGCCTGGAGGCATACTTCAAAGCTAGATTGGCCTAAAGACAAGATCAATTTCTACGTTTTAGACGATGGAAAGTCTGACACGATGATGATTCTAGCGCAATCTTTTGGCTTTCATTACATCCGTAGAGAAGGTAATGAATTCAAAAAAGCAGGAAATCTTTTAAATGCTTTTAAAAGAACCAATGGCCAGTTTATATTGGTTTTAGACGCTGATTTTGCAGCCAAGCCAAACTTTCTAAAAGAAACCGTCGCATTTATGATGAGCGACTCTAAGATTGGCATCGTTCAAACGCCGCAATACTTCGAAGTCAAAGACGATATGAATTGGATAGAAAGGGGATCGGGATATGTTCAAGAGTTGTTCTATCGGCTTGTACAAACTTCTAGGGATCTTCACGGCGGTTCTATTTGCGTCGGCTCTTGTGCTGTGTATCGTAGGGAAGCATTGGAAAGAGTTGGCGGCTTCCGGCAAGTGCAACACTCGGAAGACGTATGGACTGGATTCACGCTGGTTAGCAGCGGATACAAAATCAAATATATCCCCGAGAATCTCTCGGTAGGTAGATGCCCTGACAATTTGAAAGCTTTCTTTAACCAACAATACCGTTGGTGTTCTGGCAGCATGAGCCTTTTGTTTAGTAGAGAGTTTTGGGACTCTTCCTTAACGAAGATGCAAAAACTTTGCTATTTTAGTGGAATGGCGTATTACATCAGCTCGGCCATAGGCATCTTTCTTCTAAACATACCATCGATGATCATTGTGAATTTCTACCCTGAGAACCTTCATTGGTGGAACATGGTTTTTTACGTCCCATCGTTTCTATTTGGCTCAATCGGAGTTTGGCATTGGTCAAATTACCCAAACAAAGATTTTGATTTTCTTAAGCTTAGACATGTCAGCTATTACGCTCACTTCTTTGCTTTAAGGGACAAGCTTTTAAACTCGACGATGCTCTGGGTTCCTACCGGAGCAAGTCATAAGGGAGGCAGTAGATATGCTTCGTTTCTTTGGCTTTGTAGCATTTGGTCTACTTTATGTTTGCTATTTGTGCTCTACGGCGTGGCGAAGGCTTATGGCCAGGTTCCAACAATTAACTTGATCATGCCAGTATTATTTGGGCTCTTTAACTTTTGGCTGTCAGCTTCTAGCATTCTGAATAGAAACCCAGTAAACTAAATTAAACAACTGCCTTTTGACTATGCGGCCATTGGCCTAGCGGACTGGCACCCGAGGCTCACAACCTCGGGATTTTTTTGGAGGCATGGATGCTCTACTTAAAAGACGAATATTTTGAAAATACCGACTTCCGAGAGCTAAATATGTGGAGTACGTCTTACGGCGGAGAGCGCGCTCCTAGAGATCAACTTCTAGGCTTCAGGTTTCTTGAAGCTTGCGAAAAGTTTAAGGTCAAAAACGCCCTAGCTCTCTGGGTTTACGGAGCCACGGTCACTAGTTGGTTTAGCCGAGCACCGAAGGATAGATACGGTCAAGTACGTTGGTGCGAAGCCCTGGCCTCTGAGTACGCAAGACTAGGCGATATTAGACTATTACCCTTAACCGAGGATGAGCGCGTGATAATGACTTTAGTTTGGACTCAAGCATCTGCCAGGCTTAACGAGTACGCTAAGTTTAAGAAACCAGTAGAGCCTAAACTTCCCACTAAGCCCGAGCCTATGCCTCAACCCAAACCGGTTGAGAATGGGGGAAAAAAAGAAGCGGAAAAAGAGCCAGAAAAAAAGAGTGAACCTATCCCTACAGACAAAGAAAGCACTGTCGAAGTGGAAGACAAAAAGACAATGTGGCGAAGATTGATAGGCTCTATCGCAGGTGCCTTGTCTTTTGTGGTTGACAAAATTCCTATCCCTTTGCCAATTAAATACGTGGTTAAGATCATACTGACCGCTATTGCTACTTTCTTCAAATGAGCTAAAATAAACAAAATTAATTTTTAGCGAGGTTTAAAATGAGTGAAGGAATCAAAGAGACTAAAGAAGCGTTATTGGCGTTAGTATCGCTTGGTAAGTATGTCGCATCTTTGGGAGCCGATGGGTTCGACCTGTCAGATGTTGGCAGCCTAATCACAAAGCTAGTCGTTGACGAAAAGTTCAAAGAATTGCTTGCCGCTGGCATCAAAGGCGCTGAAACCGTACCAGCAGAATTAAGTCAGCTAGACATTTCAGAAAGCCTAGAACTTGTTGCCCTATTGGTTGACGTTCTTCGCAAGTAATTATGAGGCCATGGCATTTAGGTTAAATACTTTTAATATGTCATGGCCTTTTAAAATTCTTTTATACGCAGCAGAATAGCTAAAATTATAAATCTCGCACCATTCTGCGAGAGTTTTTGTTTGACAACAAATTTGTATTTTAAGATTTGTTCTTCTATTTCTTGATTGTTCTTTCGCAGTGGCCCACCTAATATTTCCAGGTTCATAGCCGAGAGCGTTGTCTATTCGGTCAATAGAATGAGAATCAGACGGGCTTGGACCAACATAGTCATAAAAAGCGCAAAAATCATTTATCCAAGGTTCATACATTTTTATACCTCTTCCACCGTAGCGGTCATAGGCATGGGCAGTAGTTTTGTAGCACCTTGCTTTTATTTTGCACCATATATTATGTTCTCGGCTTTGGCTTAACCTTCGCTCTCCTCTTTCTGCACGATATAAAACATTTGACCATTCAACATTTCCAGGCTCAAAACCTTTTGACCTATCAATTCTTTGAAAATAATATTTACCTTCAGGATTTGGTCCGATGTCGTCCATAAAAGAAATGCAGTCGTTTTTCCATTTCTCGCACATTGTTATACCTGAACCGCCATTTTTCGGGTATTCAGGATGATTTTTGTTGTAACAAACCTGCATAATCCTATCCCAAACCTTGTATTCTTTCGTTCCTCTTTTATTGTGAACTCTTATAGACATATTTTAAAAACTCCAAAATTTATCAATTAACTACCAAAAACAAGGCAAATAATCTATTATATACTCAAGAACTCCTGTCTTTTGATCCCGGGTAGCGATACCTGGGATTTTTTCTTAACGGCGGTTTTGTATCATGATTTAACCGAGTCGGTTATAATAAGAGAAAACGAGGAAGACAATGAAACAATTTTTGATTGTTCCAGATTGCCATTTTCCTTTCCATGACCTTAAATATATTAACTTTATAACCCGACTTTTATCTTATCTAAAATCCACAGGAAAATTAAAGGGGCTTGTCCAGTTAGGAGACGCCCTTGATTTTTTTCAGGTTTCTACTTACCCAAAAGATCCGGCCAGAAGAAACTCAATCAAAGATGACATGGATGATTATTTAGGCATCGTCAATCTTTGGACTACGTATTTACCAAAGGGCGGCGAATATCATCAAATCGAAGGAAATCACGAATACAGACTACAGAAATATATTGCCAACAACGCCAAGGAAATCTATCAGCTCGTCACTTCAGTAGAGTCTTATTTGTCCACAAGATTTAAGTCCAAGAATCACAAATTTATTTGGCACAAATACACAAAATGGGATTCTCTTAAGATCGGGGACGTAAACATTCTCCACGGCTTCTATTATAATCAGCACGCGGCCGCAACAAATTTAGCCAAATACAAAACCAATATTATAACAGGACATACGCACCGCCTTCAACTTATCAGCGACGGAAAGCATTACTCGGCAACCCTTGGTCACGGGTCGGACGAAAAAGAGACAGCACACAACCCAGTCCCGAGCGGATGGCAGCAATCTTGTGCGGTTCTTACCCTACTTGATTCCGGCAAAACTAATCTAGAAATCATTCTTGTAAACGCTGGAAAGGGAATATATGCAGGCAAGCAAATCTAATATTCCTACAAGTATAACGATCCTTGGTAAGAAAATTAAAATTAGAAAGCCTAAAAAACTTGTCGACCAATCCGGGAACGAGCTCTTTGGTTTGTTCGACCACGACAAGATGATTATTTATGTTTCACAAAGTAAAGACCACGACATCAATTCTACTTTTTTCCACGAGTGTATTCATGTTGCCTTGTTTATTTCTGGCCATAATGAGACGCTTGAACACGAGCAAGAAGAGGCAATCGTCCGCCTTCTTGAACACGCTTTATTTCCTATTTTAGGAGAACTCAAATGGAACTAATTAAGGTCAGACTTGCCGACAAGTTCACTTATATCAATATTGAGAAAATTCTTTTCTTCGAGGAAAACCGGGTCGGGTTTACAGAACTTCACCTAGACTCGGGCGAGACTTTGGTTATTCCTATCGAGCCAGAACAGCTTGCGATTATGCTTACACGCGGGCCTGAACAATACGACCACGATAGCAAGGCTTTGACACCCGCGGACTTAACTGCTATTTTCAAATAATGGCTAAAAGAAGAAACAAAGAACCAGAACCGTCCAGTAAACAGGCGGCATTTAACGCCGAAGTAGATCGTTATATCGCTGCAGGTATGTCGAGCCATTTCATAGCCGACAAGTTCAACCTACCGCTTGAGTCTACCGAAAACCTGATACGGATTAGAACCGAGGCCGTAAAGAATAGCGCAAGCAATCAAAGAATCCTTTTAAGGCAACTTTTCAGGGACGCCGTCCCGCGTGCGGTTAATAAAATTAATAGCCTAATCGGTGGCGACTACGAGAAGACAGAGGCAGGGATCGAAAACGCTCTTTTGCAAATGAAGGCGAGCGACATTCTTCTTAAACACGCCGTTAAATTTATAGACGAGGACGTTGTAACCGCTTGGATCGAGCGGCCTACCTTTGCGCAAGAAAAAAACAAACTATTTCAATATACGGCCGAGATCGATTCGTCTGGTTCGGTTATTCTTTCGGCAGAAGTTGAGGACGATATATGACGCGAGTCCCTAGATACGACATGATTCCTAAACTTTTCAAGGACGACAAGCCTGCTGGGACTAGCGAGCCTTTTAAAATCAAACTACCGGCGCCGTATCACGACTGGCAAAAAATGCTAATCAACTCCAAGATCAAGCTTATGGTTTTTCCGTGTAGCACAAAAGTTGGGAAGTCTATCGCCGGTTCGTCGCGGCTAATTATAAACAGTTTTAGCGCGCCGCGAGGACAAGACGCTCTGTATAGAGTTATAGCACCGACTTACGCTTTGTCAAAAATTACTTATCAATATCTAAATAGGCTTGTCCCTGAAAACCTGCCTCAGGCAAATATAGTGGATTATGAACGGGTAAACGAGCACTGGAAATCTTTCACTCCCGAACGATCCGAGCACGCTGGTTATTTTAGATGGAAACATAACGGCTCTATGGTGCAGTGTGTTCACGGAGACAACCCAGAAGTTACGATCGAAGGCGCGAGGGTCTACGGGAATTGTTTCGACGAGGCAGCCAAGTTAAAGCGTCAAGTATTTGACTCGGCAATGTCTACGACGACTCAGACCGGAGGCTGGAACTGCCTTTACGGCACGCCGAGAGGCAAAAACTGGTATTACGAACTGTTTAGAGAATGCCGTGAGCACATGGAGTGGGCGCACAGAACCGGCAAACCTCTTGAAATGTATGCCGCCCAAGCGCGCACGATCGACAATCCTTTCGTACCAAAAGAATCAATCGAGCGAGCCAGAAAACATTTACCGGATAGAATCTTTAGACAGCTTTTTGAGGCCGAGTTTTTAGACGACGGATCCGTTTTCATAGGCTACAAGGATTGCGTTTTTGGGGATAAGATAGAATTCGAGCCAGACCAAAAGGTTCAAATCTGGACAGACCCGGAATGCGATACCAGGGAAGTCGTAATCGGAGCCGACTGGGCAAAGCGTGACGACTATTTTGTTGCAGCCGCAATAGATCCGACACATAACCCGCCGAAAGTTGTAGGAATTATAAGAACTACGCACGTCGATTATACGGCCTGCATTAGACTTCTTTACAATTTCACCAAGAAATTTAAGAGCGTTTACCTAATCCGACACGACCGCACAGGTGTCGGCGATGTAATTGACGAAATGCTGCAGCCGCTAGGGATTCATATAGAGCCTATTGTTTTTACAAACGCAAGCAAGGCGCATCTTGTGGAGCGCTACCTTGTTGCTCTACAGGGCAAAGACGTAATTATTCCGAACTGGAAAATCCTTCTCGACGAGCACGACACCTACGACGCAACGGTTACGGCCACAGGATTGCCTAAATATGGTGCAATCTCAGGAAGTCATGACGATATAATCACGGCTTTAATGCTTGCCTACTCTGCTGCACACGAGATGCGAGACCGTCACCTAGAGGTTCGAGCACTAGAAGACCTGGACAAAGATCACGATTACGTGGATCATTTCTCTAAAATAATTTCTGAATTTGAAGATAGCTACGATTCGGAGTACAATTAATAAAATGGCTTTTGTAACTTATTTAAAACACGGCGAAGGAATCAAGATCGGCGAAGCCGTTTTTATTCTACAAAGCGAACGCGGCGCCCGCATTGTTTTAGAAGTAGACGACAAAGTCGTAATTACAAAGATGACAAAAGAGGAAGTAAACAATGGCCGATGGCGTAAAAAAGCGAAAATCAAAAGCGAAGTCAGCGAATGATTTTGATTTTGAAGAATTTGAGCACACCGATTATCGCTTAAAATATATAGACGGAAACGGCGCCCAAGGTGAACCGGATCAACCTTTTTGGGCATCTGAAAACAAAGCATATGCCGACTTACAGACGATTAAAAAACTTTTCTTTTCCGAGGACTGGGTTTTCTCGACCGTTGACGCCGTTGCTCAACCTATAAGCACGATACCAATTCACGTCTTTAGAACACAGATGGTCGACGGGCAAGAAGAAAAAACAAAAGTTCGCTCGGACACGATTAGCAAGATATTTAATCAGCCGAACCGTTATCAAACTAAGTCACACTTGCTTTATTGCCTTGCGGCCGATTATCTTTTAACCGGAAACTGTTACGCTTGGCGTTCCGAGTCTGGGTCTTTGTATCAAATCCCAGCCGAGAACGTGATTTATAACTTTGGCAAAGATGCACTCCCTAGCGGTTATCTTGTTATGACCGATTCGGAGAACGGACTGCCTACGGTTCGTCATTCGATTGCTTTGAATGCCATGGCGCACGCTAAAAGGCCGAATCCTTCGAGCGCAATCTACGGTCTTTCTCCGTTCGTTCCTGGTCGTCGCTCGGTTTTGTTTAATCGTTACTCGTCCGAATACCTAAACAATTTCTATTTAAAGGGCGCAAGTCCTCAGTGGATTCTAGAAATGGCGGCCGACGCCAACGAAAAGGCAGTCGGGAAACTTCTTTCTAGCTTTGAGGCTTCCTACGTAGGGCGCAGGAACCAGCGGCGGACTTTGATTTTACCTCGCGGGGTTTCTGCAAAACCTTCCGAGACTAAGATTGCCGACCAGCAGTTAAAAGACTTGATTACAATGAACCGTGAAAACATTCTAGCGGTTCTTAAGGTTCCTAAACACGTTCTTGGTTTACAAACTAGCGGCTCTCTTGGCTCGGAAGAACACAAGCAGGCTCTTAAATATTTCTGGCAAACCACGGTCACAGATACAGCAAAGGCAATCGCTCAGTCCTTGACGCAAGTATTTTTTCCTAACGGGGAATACAGTATCGAGTTTGATTTTTCCGAAATAGCAGAACTTCAAGACGACGAAATGCAGAAAGCTTTATTGTCTAAAGAGCTTCTTAACATTATGACGCCAAACGAAGTTCGCAAAAAAATTTGGAAGCTTGACGCAATAGAAGGAGGCGACACGATTGCGAGTTTTCAGCCCAAGCCTGCTTTTAATCAATTCGGACTGTCAGAACCTGAACAAATTCCAGAACCTGAGCCGGTAGTAAACGAGACGAAAAACCTTTTGACTTTTAATTTTAATGAAAACCACAAAAAGGCTATCGACAAAAGCGCACAAGAGACAAAAAAAATAGAAAAAGAATCTTACGCACAACGATTTTCTGCCGCTACGAAGCTTATTACTAAGCAGATCGAGACCGCACTAGACGTTATTAATCCTGGGTCAAAAGCGGATTTAAATAAAAAAGAAATTAAAAAGAAATTAGTAGATACCTTTAAGGAAATGGAATCTGACTACGTAAATGAGGCTGATAAAGACTTAATTGGCACGGCAGAACTTGGCTACGACAAACAAGTCGACCTTGTTTTTGACGAGCAGGCTAAAGAAGCCCTTGCAGCGGCTAAGGAAAAAGACGCAAAAGGACGCCGTAAACTTTTAACGGACCGCAATCTTTTTAGCTTTAAATCGGCCACTAAGACAAATACAGAAAACATCATGTACGAAGTCGAACGCGGGATAAAAGAAAGTCTATCTATATCTGACGTGTCTAAAAATATAGCGCAGTATATGAAAGACAACCTTAAGTGGCGCTCCGATATGATGGCTCGCACGGAAACCCTTACAGCACTTAGCGTCGGACAAGACTCTGTTTTAAAACAAGCCAAGGCGTCAGGTATTAAGAAAATGAAAAAGGTCTGGGTTTCTGCTGCCGACGAGCGAGTTAGATCAGCACACGCCGACGCGATGGGACAGACAGTAGATTCGGACAGTCCTTTTATAGTTTCAGGCGAAAAGCTTATGTATCCTAGAGCACCGGGCGGATCGGCTGGCAACGTGATTAACTGCCGTTGCGACATGCTTATGATTCCTAGCGACGAGATATCAGACTACGATCAAGACATAGAAAATTTAGAAGAACAACAAGAACAAAACAGAGGAGATTAAAACATGCTAATAACAGCACAAATGAAGGCCGTTGCAGATAAAAAAGGTGCGGTAACAATCGAAGGATACGCAAACAAGTTTGAAGTCGATTCCTACAAAGAGAGAATGGACCCGAGCACAATTATCATGGAACGATACAAGCAAAACCCTATCTTACTTTTTAACCACGATACCAATTACCCGGTGGGGAAAGTTGTTTCGGTCGAAGCAAGAAAAGACGGCGTTTTCTGTAAAGCAAAACTTTCAAGCGCAGACGATCCAAAGCTTAATTACGTTCGAGAACTTGTTAAGGACGGAACTTTGTGCACGTTCTCGGTTCGCTTTGATATTGAAAACGAAAAGTCAATCGTTGACGACCCTGAGCACCAAGGGGTAAAATTAATCAAAAATTGGGAACTTCAGGAAATTTCTATCGTTTCAATACCGGCGCAACCAGCCTCGACTTTCAGTTTAGTCGGAGCTAAATCTTTAGGAGAGGCGAGACAAATGGTACTTAAAGCAAAGGGTGCAGACGCAGCAGCATACGTCAATGAGTGCATCGACGCGGCCGTAAAAGAAGGTGCAGACAGACAGAGTTTATTGGATCAATTAATTTCTATTTCCGGAATGACACAAGGCGAAGTCGCTTCTATCCTTGCCGGTGAAGTTACTCCTATTCCTGGCGCGTTTCAATCCGCGGCCGTAGAGGTCGCAAAATGTGACGAACAAAAACTAGGAGAGCTCAATGCCGGTGATGTTCAGACCGAAGGCGACAAACCCGTTGCAAAGCCAGATGAAAATTTATCTCAATCTGACGGCTCAAAAAATAAGCAGGCAGGACAAGAACCAGGGATAACCGAGCCCCTTAGCACGGAAGTCGAGAATACGACTAACCCAATGCTTGAAAGGCTTGACGCAGTAGTATCTCAGCTTGGTTCTCTAAATGACAAGATCGTTCAGCTAATTTCTATGATGCAGAAAGATGAAAGCTCTGAAAGCGTTGAGCCAGAAGAGAAACAAGAAGTCGTAGAACCAGTTATCGAACCAGCAAGCCCCGATCAAGTTGAGAAAGCTCTTGCGGACTCTATGGCGAGAATCACAGAAAAATTAAAAGGGCTTGGCATTTCTTTGTAAAAGTGTGTTAAAATAATTCAACATCTAAAAAAAATTAGAGGAACGCTATGACGATTAAAATTGTCGAAGACAAGATCGCTGAATTCGAGGGCAAAATAAACGAAGCTATTAAATCAATCGAAGAAACAAAAATATTTGGAGGATCTCACATGAGCGGAACTAGCGACGAACAAAAGTTACTTAACTCTTTCGGCGTTAGAAACGTCAAAGAACTACTCGAAGCAAATATTGCAAGCCCACGCTATGCACACATTGCTGACCACATGAAGGCTTCTGCACTTCAATTAAAGAGCGACTTTGATTGCGCTCGTCTTGCGGCTCAGATTTTTCAAAACGCCCCATCAAGAGACACCGAAGACATGGTAACTCCTGTTAACGGAGTTCTTGAAACTTCCTACGCTAAGGCAATCGACTTGAAAGCAAGACTTAAGGCTTTCGGCTCAACCGTAGCCGGTGCGGGTGACGAGTGGGTTCCTACTGCCATTGCCAGCAACTATATCGAAGAGTTCCACTTAGACCACAAGCTTGCCGGTCTTATGAAAACTGTTCCTATGGCTTCTAACCCGTTCCAACTCCCTGTACAGACTGACTCTAAAAAAGCTCGTCTAGTAGGCGAAGGAGTAGCGGCTACCGACGTTCAGTTCGGAACTGAAAAGCTAAATTTTGACGCCAAAAAATTCATGGAATACTACATTCTTCCAGAAGAGTTAAACGAAGATTCCGCGCCAGCGATTCTTGAACTTGCTCGTCGTGAAGTTGTAGGCGCACAAATTAGAGCGATTGAGTCAGCAATAATCAACGGCGACTTGACCGCTACCCACATGGATAGCGACACAACCGGCTCGATGGCAGAAAAAGGATTCCGCGGCCTTAGAAAGTCCGCTCTTGCAGCTTCTTCAACTGTAGGATTTGCTGGCGGTGCGGTAACTAAAGACGGCCTTAATGCAATGCGTAAAGCCATGGGCAAGTACGGCGTTAACCCACGTTCTCTTGCTTGGATCTTCGGACCTTCTGTTTATGCGCAAGCGCAAAAACTTGACATTGTTGAGCCCCTACAAAACTTCGGACCCAACGCAACCGTTCTTACCGGTGCACTTGGTATCTATAACGGTATCAGTGTTCTAGTTTCCGAGTTCTGCCGCGAAGACCTAAATGCTTCTGGTGTTTACGACGGCACAACCACAACCATGAGTGCGCCTCTTCTTGTAAACCTAGAAAGATTCATGCTCGGAATGAGACGTCCAATTCGCGTTAAAGCTGGAATGGATGCCCGTCCTGAGTACGATCGTTGGCAGTTGGTTTCTTATAGCCGCCAAGCTTTCGTTGGTCACAAGCAAGCTGGTGAAGTTTATGCTTCCGGCACAACTTCAACAGAAAGATCCGTTGTTGTCGGAATCAACCTACTTTCTTAATCTTAAGTTAGTTTAAAATCTAGGGAGAGAGGCTAAAAATCTCTCTCCCTTTTGACTAGAAAGATTTTAAATGGCTATAGTTTTACCACTTCAACAAGCTAAGACACTAGGGACGACGACGGTTTTACCCTTAGCCGTTTACACGCCAGAAACTTATATAGTCCCGATTCAAACAATTGGTAATGCTTTCCTATCTAGTCTTGTTTATAAGTCTGGGTCAGGAACTTTGACGGTTAACTATTTTCAGACGACCGTCGATGATACGACATTCGAGCGAACGGACATTGATTCTCACGCGGTCTTGACCGCACCGCAGCCAAATGCAGATCAATTATTGTGCACAAGTATTCATAACAAGCTTTACGCTGAAATTATAATCACAGGTTCTAGCGTAGAGTGCGGCATTATTGGAACTTGCGTCGATCAATCGAGTACTTCCATAGACGCATTTGTGAAAGACAATACAGATTACAATCTGACGGTTGATAAAGGCTTAATAGGAGCCACGATAGACGAGGATACTGGCAAGATTGCCTTCCTTCGATCACGAGATGGGATGTTGTTGACTTATGGTTCTGGCTCGGGCTCAGGAGGTTCGACCATTCCAGAAAACGCTCACATAGTTTTAAACAAATTAATCCAAGGGCCAGATTCGAGAATTATTTCACGAATCGGATCCAAATTTGCTATAATCAATAATACAACCATGCAGCAATTAAATGTACCAGCAGGAAACGATCTAATTTTTGAGGCATAAATATGAGTGAACATTTAATGGGTATTGGTGCAGTTCCTCCCACGCCACCGGCTGGGTTTGTAACGCTTTATCCTAAATTAGACGGGCGAGTTTATTCTAAAGATTCAACAGGGAGCGAATCGGCTCTTACTGCACCAAATACTACAGACAATTTATCCGAGGGGATCTTAAATAAGTATTTCACGGACGAACGAGCGCAAGATGCTGTCGGCGCTATGCTTGCAGATACGGGGACAATAGAATTTACATATGACGATGCAGGGAACGAGATCACGGCCGACATTGTCCCTAATTCTATAACAGATGATGAAATTAATGTAGCGGCAGCGATTGCTTTATCTAAGCTTGCGTCAATGACTGGTAACAAAGCTGTAGTATCAGACGGTGCAGGAAAGTTAATTCCTTCGACAACAGGCGCGACAGAAATAGGATATGTTGCTGGGGTTACGAGTCCTATACAAGCGCAGCTCGATTCAAAACAAAATGCTGGAGTGGCAATTTCATCTTTAAGCGGAGACGTTGTCGCAAACGGACCAGGCGCGGCCGTTGCCACAATTCAACCTGGCGCCGTCGATAACGCAAAAATTGCAGCTTTAGCCGGTATTGCATTGTCAAAGCTTGCAGCCTTGGCAGCGGACAAAGCTTTAATCTCAGACGGTAGCGGATTCGTTGCAGCAAGCGCAGTGACAAGCGCCGAGGTTGGTCACTTATCTGGTGTTACCGGAAACGTACAGACTCAATTAAACGGAAAACAAGCAATAGGAAATTATCTGACTGCACTCACCGGCGAAGTAACAGCAAGCGGACCCGGTTCTAGTGCCGCGACGATCACAGACGGTGCAGTGACAAACGCAAAAATTCCAAGCGGTGCCAATATAGAACTTTCTAAGCTTCAAAACGTCCCGACCTTTGTTGAGGCTTACGGCTTTCCTCAAGTCGGCGATACTTTGATTCAGATGCTTCAAAAACTAGCCTGGTCTAGTATGCTTCAAAATGATTTAATTTCTGTAGATATGACAATACCAAGCGGTCATACTCTTTTAAGAAGCAAAACACAAATTACAGGACTTACGACTGTGACCATTGCAGCGGGCGCAACTTTAAAAGTAATTTAATAAAGGAAATTTTATGTCAAAAGTAAATTTATCAAATCAAAGCGCGGCTTCTATCGACATACCGGCGTCTGGGACTACTCAGATTTTTGTCGATACAGACAAGAAAATAAAAACCAAAGACGACACCGGCGCAGTATTTGATTACTCGGCAGTAGGAAGCGCAATCACTCAATTGACGGGCGAAGTTACAGCAGGTCCGGGGCCGGGTTCGGTCGGAGCTACCGTTTCAAATGCAGCAGTTTTAGGAAAAGTTTTAACCGGACTTGTTGCTAGTTCGGGCGTAATTGCGCCGACAGACACTATTTTGCAAGCTTTTAATAAACTAGTTAATAAGCAAAACGGCGACATTTATCCAAACTTAGGCATGGGCAACACTGTCATCGCAGCAAACACGTCTTTGACTTCAGACTTATACTGCGACACTTTGACGGTAAACCTTGGCGCAACTTTATTTCCGAACGGCTATCGAGTTTTTGCAAAAACTTCTATCGTTTGCAATGGTACTATTGACCGATCGGGAACAGACGCAGCAGGAACGGGAGCGACAGCAGCTTTAACAGCGGGAACACTTGCAGCAGCAGGCGCGGGTGGAGCTGGCGGAACAGCAGCAGGATCAGCGGGCGGTGCATCGGCGGTAGGTCTAGGCGGATCTGGTGGAGCCGGTGGGGCGACAGGATCGGCGGGCGGCGTAGCCGGTGCCTTTACTCTTAACCCAATTAACTCAGGTTCTGTAGAGGTATTTTACGATCAGGCAAGAGCGCGATTAGGCTTGAGCCTTACCAATGCACTTATTACTGGAGGATCGGGCGGCGGCGGTGGAGCTGGTGACGGAACCGCTGGAGGTGGCGGCGGAACTGGCGGCGCTCTTATGGTCTTAGTTTCAAGATCCATAACTGGGACAGGATCGATCGTCGCACGCGGTGGGAACGGGTTCCAGCCTTTGGCAGGCAACAGAGGCGGCGGAGGCGGAGGCGGAGGCGGCGTAATAGTTACGATTTCAGAGAATGACGTAACAACTAGCGGGCTAACTTTTAACGTGGCTGGAGGCATAGGTGCTTCTGGTTCTGGTACGGGCGGTTCTGGCCTTAACGGTTCAAACGGAAGAATTTACAACATTATAGCATAAGGGGCGAGCTATGCAGTTTGTTCCATTTGTTCCTACACAAGAACAATTATTTGTCATGAATTTGGAAAGAAGTGTCGTAAGTGGAAGACAGGCAGCCGAGCGAGTAATTGAAAAGTTTAAAAAAAATAATCTAGCAAGGTTTATTCAATCTGGGACAAGTTCCGAACTTTCGTTAATGAAAAGTCTTTGGATGCACCATAGACTCAGAGCGGTTTCTTTTACGTTTCAAGGCGTAGATTTTACAATAGATCTAATGAATCTTTGTATTTCTGGAGATCTTTCTACAGCGGCATTTATAATGTCACAAGTAACTCCGGACGACATGACGCAGCCTTATCATTTTCTTTCTCAAGACGTAATTAATGAGCTAAGAGGAATCATGGCGCAAGAATTATGACAGCATTATTTTTTAATTTTGTTTCTATGATAAGTTTTTTTATTTCTAAGATCCATTTGCCTTGGAGTACCTTGAAAATCAAGGCGAATGGATATAGAAGTATTTTAGAGCGCATAAGTAACGGGGATATTCTTTTAAGTTACACAGAAGGCGAACTAAGTAACGTATTTATTCCTGGTCAATGGTCACATACAGCGATGTTTTTAGATTCTGAATGGATACCAGGAGTTATTGAGGCGACAAGTGAAGGCGTAATCCATACAGATATTATTGATTTTTGTTTAAGCAAAGACAAAATTTGTCTTCTTAGGCCAACATTTTTAAGCGAGTCTGAGAAATCGGAATGTTTAAAAAGAGGAGTAAGGCAACTAGGAAAGCCTTACGACTACGCTATGAGATCGGACACAAAAGCGTTTTACTGTTCTGAATTAATCTGGTACTGTATTAATAACGACAAGTTTACAATGCGAAAAAGACTAGGGCAACTTACGGTTGTACCGGACGACTTTTATAAAGCACGAACAAAATTTGAGGTGATTTGTGAAATTAGTAAATAAGACCGGAAATGACATTATCGTTCCAAAAGGCCATACTTACCAAACGGTAAAAAATGGCGAATCTTTTGAAGTAGCTGAAAAAGATTTGGAATGTCTTAAGTTTCTTTTCCCAAAACTTGAGCAAGAAGCGGCCGTTAATGAGTCTGTAAAACAGGCGGTAAAAATAGAACCAAGTCTAGGAAAAGACAAAAAACTTAAGGACATCGTAATTTAATGACACTTAATACTAATTCACTTGTAACGCTAAACGACGCCAAAAAGTGGTTAGACATTGCCCTTTTGAATACGGATCTTGACGAACGAGCCGAGCTGTTTATTAATTCCGCATCTGATATGATCGAGAATTATTTAAACCGCGACCTTGTGCGTAAAATTAGAACAGAGAGATACGACGGCACGCGAGCCAATAAAATATTTTTAAAAAACTGGCCAGCAGATAAGCCTACGGCTATTTCTTTTGGTTCTGGCTGGGACTTTTCAGAACTGGTAGACGTAGACAACTACACGATTCAAGACGAAAGCCTTGTCGTTTTTAAGAGCCAAATCACGGGCCGAAGCACGCAAGGGATTCAAATAGAATACACAGCAGGTTATGTTACACCGCTTAGTCCGGTTCAAACCGGGGTCGTTTTACCAAGTGATATAAAAATGGCCTGCTTAATGCTTATTTCATGGCTTTGGCAAGTCGACCGAGACCGTCGATTAGGCGTTTCGAATAAGTCAAAACAAAACGAGTCAATCTCTTTTGAGTCTGGAATGCCTAAAGTAATTGCAGAAATGTTATCGCCTCATAAGCGACTTGAGTTTACCGGCGTCCACTCTGCAATAGATACGTACTAAAATGGGTGCGATTGATCGTCTATTATCTAAAATTGAACCAGGAGAAGTCCTGAATCGAATCGGCCTACGTTTAACGAATCGAATCAAGCTAAATATTACTCGTCAACGGGTCGTCGATTCTGGAAAAATGAGAGCATCGACTACTTTTAATATAACTGGAAGCAAACTACAGGTCGGAATTTTTGGCGTCAAATATGCCAAGTTTCACGAGTTCGGAACCAAGCCAAGTATTAAAATGGCGCGTTGGATTTTTGCAAACCTTAAGCGACGCGGCAAGCGAAGCTCTAAGGGTGTAATCGAGTGGGGAGGTTCAGGGAGGAATCGAACTGCACGAATAAAGGCTAGGCCTTTTTTTAGACCGTCGATTGAACAAGAAAAGCAATACATTTCTGATATAATTCGATCATACTATTTAGGAAATAAATAATGGCTGGCATAGATAGCGAGATCTTAGACGCGCTAGAAACGACCCTTACGGCTTTGCCTTGGGTCAAAAAAGTCAACACCGAGGAAATTGTCCTAGGATTTTCTGAGGCCGAGGAACACGAAGTTCCTTTGATTCAGGTTTATGGGCTTGGTCAAAGAATCGAGATGGAACGCTCACGGATTAAAACCTATTGGACTATTGTGGTCGAACTAGTCTTAAGGTCAAGTTATTCAAATTCCGTTAATATGAGGACTCTTTTGGACTATCGCCAAGAGATAGAACAAGCTATCGGCGGGAACGCAAACCTTGGCATACCTGGAGTAATTCACGTAGCCTACACAGGGAATTCGGACGATATCAGATTAGCCAAGCCTTTTTATGTGACAGAATTAGAATTTGAGGTACAATATTATAAACCGTATACCGGATTTTGCTAATTTATTTTAAACAGTCAAGGAATGACTATTTTTTAAAGGGATTTAAACAATGGCCAAGAATTACAAAAGTATTTACGAATCGGCGCTAGATTCTAGCTCATTAAACCAAGCTTATTATTTGAAAAAAGAAGTAGTAAACGGAACTTTGATTGCTCCTGTCGGTGCAGATTTTTTCTACACCTTAGCGGGCGGATCCTTGTCGTTTAGTCAACCAATTGAGCCTAGTGCACATAGGTCTGGGCGACACAATAACAACACCATTAAAAAGAAAAAAGCTTTGGAATGGTCTATCCCCGTATATGTGAATATCGACACCGGGGTAGCTGCTGGCGCAACTGAACTTGAGCCTGCAATTGCAACTCTTTGGGAATCTGCTTTAGGAAGAAAAACAATTTCTTCTGGCGTGATTTTTGATTCTGTAAACGATCCTAGCATTACCTTTTCTCTTTTTGAAGTCGGCGACATGTGGGCAAAGCAAGGTTTTGGTTGCTTTGTAGACCAAGCAGAAATCAGCCTTCCTGGTGACGGCGAATCGCAAATAACATTCTCTGGAATGGGCGTTGAGTCTTTCCTTGTAGGAATTTCTGCATCTTCAACGGCAAACACAGGAAATACAGTAACCGTTGAGACCGGTCACGGTAAAAGGTTCCCGGTCGGATCTTATGTTATGATCATCAAAGACGACGGCGTTACCCGTTCAACAGACACTCCCACAGGATCGCCTAGAAAAGTTGTTTCCGTTGCTGGTGATGTTGTTACCTTAGACGGTGCAGCTCTTACAGATGCAGACGGAACGACTAACGATGTTTATTTAGTTTATTACGAGCCAACGGGCGCGGTAGGAATCGACAACCCACAAACTGGACTTGTCGGCGAGTTTACTTCTGCAACTATGGGCGGCCAATGCGTACGTTCTGCGACAATTACAATTGCAAACGGAAACGAAGCACAGAACTTCTGCTTTGGAACCGACGCACTTTCTGGCTCAATCTTTGTACCAGCAAGTCGCCTAGAGGTATCTTGCTCGGTTGAAATCAACCTAAACAAGCAAAACGTCGGTCTATATAACGACATCCAGGCCTTCTTGCCTCAAGATTTGTTGTTTGTTCTTGGTCTTTCTACGACTCGTCACCTAGAAATTGATCTACCTAAAGTCATTTTCCAGGTTCCGTCGATCGAAGTCCCAGAATCCGGTTCGATTCCTGTAACTTTTGAAGGCACAGCTTACCAAACAAGTTTGGGAGCAGCCGACGAAGTAACCGTTTCCTACAAATAATTTTATTGATTATTTAAGAGACAGGGCTTTATGCCCTGTTTTTTTATCACAAAAACTGTGTATAATAAGCGAAACACACTTAAAGGAATTAAGTCATGGCTTTAGTATTTAACGCAATCGTATCTCGCGAACTAAAAGTAATTAGCTCAAAAGACGAATCCCTTTTAGACGTAACCCAAGAACAGTACGACGACTATTTAAAAGACCTTGACGAGTCTAAGCTTGTCTTTAAAGAAGGCGAAAAACCTACTTATTTTATACTTAAAACCGTATCTAGCCAGAAAGAAATTCTTGAGCAGAAAGACGCTCAAACTTCTATGGCTATGAAGGCTCAAAAGACTGGCGACGCTCCAATTTACTCTATGATGGCTGGGACTGTAAGACCCGCCTTGAAAGACATGATTACAGACGGAGTCAGCCAAATTATCAAAGACAAATCCGGTTTAGCTAGCGAAGAGTTTATGGCTTGGTTATCCCAGACAGATATTATTGCCGACCTTTATCGAGCATTAGAAGCAGCTAAGGGCGTAACTGATGTTGAACTTGCTAAAAAAAAATCAGCGCACTTATAGACCTTTCTAACGCGGATCACAAGGAACTTGCAACCAAAGGCAGAAACTTTAATTGTGTTGGTTGCAAAGTTCAAAAACTTAGAAGATGCCAGGAAGACAGGTGGGACTTTACAGAAAAGGACGCTAATTTTTTCCCGATGCGAATTCACGACGGTGGGGAATTGTTCGGATTTTGTCCAGGAAAAGCAACTTGGGATCAAGAAACAATTGTTTTATATCGAAGTTTAATCGTAGCTCGAACGTGTGGTATAATGTGGGAAGACGGTTCGTTGTCGAATCAGCCTGCTTGGTGGGTAAATCTATTGAGCTGGTTCATACAGAAATACGACCACGAGGTTTTTGCATCTAGGGCCAGGATGGTTCTAGGCGATGGGAAGACAAAACCAGGCAAAGGAGCTGCGAAAAATGGCGGTAAATCGAGATGATCTTTCCATAAATATAAGCGTAGAATCCGAAGACGCGAAAAAAGCCTTATCTAGCGTAAGTAAGCAACTTTCCGAACTAGATAAGATGGCCGTTGACTCTGGTAAATCTATAAAAGATTTGTCCGGAGTCTTTTCTAAATTCGGCGCTGGGATGATCGTCGCGAATCAGGTGCTAGAAGTTTTTGGAAAAATTCAAGGCACGGTAGCAAAGGCTTTAGAACTAACCGCACAAAGAGCCATTAAATTAGAAACAAGTATTGCGCGAATTTCTACAATACTTACTCCCACGGAAAAGGCGCAACTCAATCTAAATGAAGCTATCCTTGGAATGCGTGCAGCCTTTGGAACCGATCTTGAGCAAATAGCGGGCGGCCTTTATGAGTCGATTGATAACAATGCAATTGGTGCAAAAAATTCTATTTTATTTTTAAACGAGGCACAAAAGCTAGCTATTGCTACAGGAAAAGGATTAACAGAGACCGCCGACGAACTAGGGCGAGTCATTGCAGCTTACGGTATGAGCGCCGAGGATGCGGCGCACGCAAGCGACGTTCTTCTTGTTGCCTCTCGTGAGGGTTCGGTCGGGATTGATCAGCTAATAAAATCCACAAGTCAAATGAGCGACGTTGCAAGCCAGGCAGGCGCTTCTTTTGAGGAATTTACTTTCGGCGTTGCAGCTTTGACTACGTCTGGGATAAGCGGACAAAAAGCTACGGCATATTTGACAGAAGCAATCACGGCGATTATTACACCGGCCGAGGATATGAAAAACATTATATCTAGCCTTGGTTTTGAGAGCGGGAAAGCCTTAATTCAAACTAAAGGACTAGCTGGCGCAATTGAATTAATTTCATCTAAGACAGACGGATCGGAAGAAAGTCTTAAGAACCTTTTCGGATCCATTAAAGTCGGAAGCTCGGTCGTGCAGCTTGCTTCTGGTGAAATGAGAAAAACATTTGACGGAATGTTTAAAACAGTCGCAGAAGGCTCTTTAACGACTCAAGACGCATTTGAGAAAATGAGTAAGACTACAGAACAATCCATGAAAGTCATGGAAGGCCGTGTTGACGTAGCGTTTACCAAAATAGGACAAGTTGTTAATTCTGTTTTATTGCCGGCTGTAATAGGAATTGGAAACGCATTCGCTTCTTTCTCTGAGCGCATAGCCGCAATTGATTTTGCTGGTCTTACAAAAACATTGTGGGACTTGGTTAAAGTAATCGGAGCGGTCGGAATTGCAATCGAAGCAACTTTATTAGCCATGGGCGCTGGTACTTTTGTAATCGGCGGACTGGCGACGGCAATCGGAGCCGCGGCCACAGCATCGTTTGCCTTTATAGCCGCATGGTCGCCTGTTATTCTTGCCGTCGGAGCTGCGGTTGTTGCCCTAGACTTACTTATAGCAAACTTCAATATTTTAATCGGTAAACAAAAAGAATTTTCTGGCGGTTTTTTCGGCAAGGTTTTAACCGAAGGTAAAAAGCTCATGTTCGGTCTTGGAGAGGAAACGAAAAAGACAGCCGACGAAGTTAAAAACTTAGACAAGACTGTATCTAGCGTCGGTCCAACGATTCAAAATGCTTTTGGTGGAATCGGTGTTGAGTTTCTTAAAAAAGCTACCGAAGGAATTAAGTCTTTAAAAGACATGACGACCAAATACAGCGAGGAACTTAAAAAACTAGCAACAGCTCGCGGTCTTACTGGCGATTCTGAGATGCAAAAGATCGAAGCACAAAGACAGTTTGGGCTCGAACAAATACGCATGATTGAAACGCAAGCGCAAAAAGCTGGGATTTTAACGGCAGCAAATAAGCAGCTAATAAAAGATTTAGAAGAAGCAAAAAAGAAAGTAAATGAGCTAGCTAGGGCGCAGCGTATTGCGTCAAATAACGCAAGTATACTTGGAGATTTAGACAAAACTAAAAAAGATCTTGTAGACATAACTAATGAAAACATGGAAGCAAATACCAGAATTTATTCTATGTATAAAAACGAGTTTGATATTTTACAAGATCAAGTCGATGCCGCTATTAGAAAAAACAATATAGAAATCGAAAGATTTGATATCGAGACAAAACTAATAGAAGCAAAAAGAGATCAGCTAGTAAAAGACAAGGCAAGTACAGAAGAAATACAGAAAGCAAATGATTTACTAAACGAGCGGGCAGGAATAAAGGCGGCGAAAAAAGAAAGAAATGAAATAATAACAGCAGACGCTAGAGGAAAAGTTGAATCGGCTGGAATTGGAATTGCTAACAGCATTGTATCTTCTATGGCAAGCGGCGCGGATGCTTTAGTCGGAACAATTATAAGCACGGTAGGAAAAGCTTTTGGACCCATTGGAGATATCGTGGCTGGGCTTATAAACGTATTTAGAAACGGTTACGAGTTCATGAAGAATTTAGGCAAAGAGCTGATAATGATAATTGTAGAACTACCTTTAATGATAGCCGAAGGGATTGTTGGGCTTGTCGAAGGAATATTAGAGGCGGTTGTCAATACACTAGCCGATCCTGAAAAGCTTGGCAGAATCTTAACAGCATTTACAAGCATGATACCTAAAGTTCTTGGCGCGATTGCCAGGGCTTTGCCAGGTATAATGAGAACAATTTTTTCTGTTAAGTTCTGGGCAGACATGATAAGCAGCGCGTTTGTTGCCTTAAGAGATTCATTTCTTGGGATGTTCGGCTCTATTTTTGGAATGTTTAAGGGCATATCTAAAAATATTACTAAGGGATTTACGGATGGTGTTAAGGCTGGCCTAGATCAGCTTGCGGGATTTGGTCAAAAAGTTTTTGCGGTTGTTGCAGATGTTGCAGGAATGGCAAGCGGTCAATCTGCATCTAGCGGCGGCGGTAAAAGTATTGAAGAAGCTATGAAAAAGGCAGGATCTTGGTGGGCTGGGTTTGTAAAAAATACGTCTAAGTTTTTGTTTGATTTATTCTGGGGAATTGTAGACATAATTGGTACCGTCATGGGCGAGCTGATGAAAATAATCGACCTTGTATTCTCTATCCCAGAAAAAATATTTAAGGCCATCGGCGATATTATTATGTTCCTATGGGAAGGCATAAAACAGCTTCCAGGCTTTTTAATTGACGCAGTAATAGGACTATTTGACGCAGTAATAGGATTGATAGAATCTATTTGGCCGATAATCAAGGCAGTAATAATAGATCCTTTCGTGGCTATTTTCAATCAGCTTGCCACGGTTATTTCTGATATAGGAAAGGCAGTATATGAGGGCGTCATAAAGCCAATTTTCGACGCTTTCTCAAATCTTGCATCTTGGTTATTCGAAGCATTTAGTAAGGTCTGGAATTTCATAATAGAGCTCCCTGGAAAGCTAGTTGATGGGATTGCTCAAATCGGGACGGGCCTTTGGACCGCAATCCAAAAAGTTCCGGAATTTCTAAAAAATGCTGCAAGTGGTCTAGTAAATGGGCTTACAGAAGGAATCAAAGAAGTTGGAGAAAAAGTCAAGACAATCATAATCGAGCCTATTTCAAAAATAGGTAAATCAATTTGGGAAGGCATAGAAAAAATTGGTACAGACGTGAGTAATTTTTTCAAAAAGCTTTTTAGCTTTCCAGAGTCTAAGGGAACGGTAGAAAAATGGGCCAACTTTGATATACCTGTTTTAAGGTTTGCAGAGGGCGGTAATGTTCCAGGTCAGCCAAAAGTATTTGGCGACTCATACAAAAATGACAGCGTTCCTGCTTTGTTGTCGCCTGGTGAATATGTTCTGCCTAGATCTATAACAAAAAATCAAAAACTTTTTGACTGGATTATGCAGATTGTTCAGACTGGAAAGTTGCCTGAAATGCACGCATTCGGAATTAAGGACGCAGTAAATGTTGGTAAACAATTTGTTACTGATACTAAGCAATCATTTGTTGAAGTAAGAGATAAAGTTACAAGCGCGTCAATACCGCCGCAGGTCAGGGCAATCTATGATTGGATAAATGAAAATATTGGCGGAATTGACATAGGAAACTTTATAAAAAACCCTATAGGCGAAGCCACAAAAATATTTGAAAGGTCTATTGGCAGATATTTTAAAGGTAGATCAGAAAGCATACTTAAGGGGATCATGGGCAACAAATTTCACCAAGGCGGACTAGTCGGATCTTATGCCTTTGGCGGGGAAGTTCCCGCGATGCTTCAATCTGGTGAGTTTGTAATGAATCGTCGCGCGGTTTCAAATATCGGGGAATCGAATCTAGGAAATATGAATCTAGGCCGATCAGGATCATTCGGACAAGGCGACACGACGATTAATATTGATTTAAAAATAGACACTGAACAGCCGATTGACGAGGCATTTATAAAGTCTAAACTTATTCCAAGTCTTAAAAAAGAGCTTAGGGATTCATCGTTGCGTGGTGAATTTATTATGAGCCAGAAAGGGCTAAGATAATGGCTGGCGGTTATTTAGAAGACCCGTATCTAGTATTTCCATACCTTGCGCCGGTAGCGGCCGGGAACTTGGTATCTGGCGCACAGTTTCAGGTGATAGTTGAGGAACGACTAGGCGCACAATTTAGGGCAGCGATTTATAATAATACCCAACTTAGGTTTATGTATGACTTTCCAAGTCGCGGAGATGGCACAACTTGGTCCGGAAGTTCGGCAACAAGTTCTAGTAATGCTTTTAGTCCTAATAATTTAAACACTGATATTGTAGAACAGGTTTGGCGTTCTTCTGCTGGGACCTCTCACACGCTACAATGTGTTCCAGGAACACCAGAATTTGTTTTAGTTGATACTTTCGCAATGCTTAACCACAACCTAACACTTGGTGCAACAATAACTTTTGAGGGGTCAAATAACGGAGTTACTTATCCGTTTTCTGTTTCTATAACGCCAGAACTAGAAAATTGTTACTGGGTAAGTCCTGATCTACCGACAACAGCTTATAAATTCTGGCGCGTAAATATAAGCGACCCAAGCAATCCGGACGGCTATTTACAAATTGGATCGATTGTTTTCGGGTCTTCTGTGATTTTTACATTAGCGGAAACATTTACCGACGATGTAAATTTTGGACTCAAACAGTTTGACGACAAAATCTATACAGAAGGATTTACAAACGTATCAAACGACCGGGGTCAAAAGAAATATTTAGGTTTAAATTTTGAGCTATTAAAGGCCAAAGACGCAAACTTTAAAAATCTTAGAACGCTATTTAAAGAGGCAGGGACTTTGTTAAAAGTTCTTTATATTCCTACTCCACAAGATCCGAGTGAGTTTGCAGTTTTTGCTAAAATGAAAGAAATTCCTCAAGAATCCCATAAACAAATGGGCGAGCGTTATGTATCTTTAAGCTTAGACTTGGACGAATCACTATGAGCGCACGAGATAGAAAGCCGTGGAAAACGGCAACAAGTATCACTCAATCCCTTTTGGATTATTGCCAAGATAATCTTTTAAACGGCATGGAATCCATTATAGAAATAACCGCGCCAGATGGGTCAACTATTCGAGCCAGTGATAGGAATAAATATGTAGGTGAGCACTTTTATGAGGCTTTAACAAACTTCCCAAACGTTACGAGAACGGTCGGAGATTGGCTTGGGTCTAGCTTGGTATTTTCTGAAATTGATTTTGAGCTTTCAAACGTGGACGGGCGATTCAATAAGTTTTTGCCAGAAGGAAATGATTTTGGAACTTGGGTAAATTTACCAGTTATTTTAAAGATCGGACTTGCCGAGCAAGCAGCAACTTATTTGACGGTATTTAAGGGAAATATTACAAACGAAGGCGGATTTTCTAGGTCTACCAAAAGCATCAAGATAAAGGCTAGAAACGAACTAGAAAAGGTAAACGCGAGTTTTCCAACGGTAGTTTTTACAAACCTTTCGCATCCAAAATCAAACGAATCATTATGGGGAAAACATATTCCAATAGTCTACGGGGATTGGACCGTTGAAGTAACAAACGGAGCGGCTAGTTTGCCTGCATTGGTAACAAACGGAGCTGATCTTTTAGTAAACAGTAAACAGGTCCCGGTCACGGTTACGAACGGATCACCAGCAATTTTTACCAGTGTAAGGCATCGACTAGATATCGGAGATTCTATTTTATTGGCTACGTCTGGAACTTTACCGACCGGGGTGACGCCAGGCAAAAAGTGGGTAATATCCGTGCCGACAGTCGATACTTTGACGCTCTCAGATACTAGCGGCGGTCCACAGATAAACGCTTCTGGCGCACAATCTGGCTCACATACTTTAGAAAGAGATCCGAGCGATGCCCTAGAAAATGTCAAATTAACCATTTCAATAAATGATTTAATAAGCCTAGACACTTCTAAAGTATTTTTAAGACGAGGAGATTTTTATTATAGAATCCCACAGGCTTTAATAGTCAACGTGGGGTCTGGAAACAAAACTTTTGAGATTGATCAAGACGATGCCTCATTTCAGATTGAGGGCGAAAACTGGAAATACGACGAGTCAGACGAGTTTTTTGTTTTGGCTAAAGGCAAAGACCTAAGCGCGTATACTGATAACCCGGTCTGGATTGCCAGGGATATTATGATTACTTACGGTGGTCTTGTTTCTGGCGACTTTAACGGCACATGGAACAGTTTTAGGGACAAGGCGAGCGTTTCAAGTACCAAGGCTAGGGCATACCTATTTGAAGAACAAAACGCCATGGAGTACGCAATATCGCTTCTAGAACAGGTCCAACTTGAACCATTTGTGGACCGAGATCTTGACTTTTCTTTGAACAGCTTACAGTTTGACGACTGGACAGCAAACCCAAGCTTTAAACTTAGAAACTGGGATCTTGAAAAAGATTCTTTTCAATTGTCGATCGACCAGAGAAACAATTTTAACCGGGTCAGGGCAGCCTACAATTATTTACCCGATAAGGCCGACAATGCGTGGTCTACGGGATATTTTAGAAATCAAAATGCAATTACGCAGCAAGGTTCTACTGATACAAAAGTAATCATTTACCCGAACCTTTACCAAAGGGATCGAGTCGAATATTTTGCAAAAGAAACCCTAAAACTTGCAAGCGCGTTTCGAGAAGTCATAACCTGCACGGTTACGCCAAGAGCCTTTTTATTAGACATTTCAAATTTTGTTGCACTTAATGTTCAAATAGGATCTTCAAAATTTGAAAACGTACCGGCGATGATTCGTGACTTGGGCTACGACCCGGCAAACTTAAAATTGACGCTTACCTTGTGGGCAATGACCATGATCCCTTTCCCTGGTTATGTTCCTGGCAATCCTGGAACGGTCGGGGGATACAATGCGACAATTACAGCGGAATGATTTATAATTAAAAAGCTAGAATTTGAAAGGAATCAAATGGCCGTAAATCTTTTTATATGCGAAACCCTAGCAAATTCAAACACGACC